CTAAAAACGAGTTTGTTGCCGTTTATGGTACGACCATTGATGCGCCCATATTTTTGCCTAGACAAGATGAAGCTTCGCTCAATTTTGGTTTACATGAAAGAATGTTGTTCAATCGAGAAGTTGACGAGGAAATCACGTCTGAATTTTTCAATTATGGTAAAAGTTTGATTGAAGAGTTACCGATTTTTGAGGTCTCAGAAACTACTAGAGAAAATGCCTATGACTTCTTGATTGCGCAATATGGACAATCTCGGGCTGACGACTTCATACAATACTACGACCAAGAACTTACTGAAGAGGATTTGGTGGGGCAAGTGTTCGTTAAGAACGAACCATACTTGGGCAAAACTTCGGAAACTGCCAAGCCTCGCAATATCATTTGCAGACATCCTAAGTTGATAGCTAAGTTTGGTCGTTGTATGAGTGAGTTGGGAAAGAAATTGAAAAAATTCTTTTCACGTTACACGAACTTTTTCTATACTTCGAGCGCGACACCGGATGAAGTTGGTGAATACGCTGAATATTTGGCTGAATTCCAAAGTTTGGTTGAGATTGACGTCAGTAATTTTGATGGTTCTCTACTAAAAGTTGCTCTAGCTTTGGAAAAATTCTTCTTTGAACATAACGTTGTGGGTTTGCCAGAGGAATTTAAATTTATTTTGGCCAATTGGTTCGTGAGGAAGATTGTCAGCTACAAAGGTGGAATAAAAGCGGAGTTTGAGCATGGTCGTCTATCGGGAGACTTGTGGACGTCAAGCATGAACTCACTTTTGAATATGATTTTAATCTTGTTTGTGTTGCAAAAACGGTGGAACGATGAGATTGGTATGATGGTCTTAGGCGATGACAGTGTGGTTGGAGTTGAGGAACCAGTGGATGCAGAACAATGTGTTGCCAAATATGCTAGATTAGGAATGACGGCCAAGTTGTTTGTGAGAGAAGGGTTAGAAGATTTAACCTTTTGCAGTGGTCGATTTGTTCCCATTGATGGCAACTGGCGTTGGAGTACTAGTTTGCGTCCTTGGGCCAAATTTGGAATCAATTATAACAATCACCCGGAGAAAATGTTTAAACGTCTATTGTATGGTATAGCTAAGGGCATGTTGCCAATTGCCGGTCATTACCCTTTGTTTGGAGCATTTTTGAGGGCAATCGCGGATTCGGCCGAAAAACGCGACATTAAACCCTACTATGATAACCGTCTACTCAATCCTTATAGAATTGGCGGTGGAGTAGTTTGTTACCCTCAACACGATACTTATTTGCATTGTAGCAAGATTTGGGAAGTTCCTGTTCAAGCAATAATCGAACTGGAAGAATACATTGAGAATACTGTAACGATTGACCAATTCCCCTATGAAATTACCGACGATAGCTGGCTGAGACAGTTGATTTTACAAGACATGGATGCCGAGGACGAAAGTAATCCCAGCTTAGTGAGAGCTATGGAAAAGATGGCTGTGGGTTGTGGCGTCCATGACCTGCTGTATACTGTGCCATTAAAGGAAGAGTTGGAAAAATTGAAAGGGGTCAAAACTTTTTTTGGAGCTGCTGTGGCCGGATATGACTTTGGAATGGAAGAAGATCATTTAGGAGCCACTGGTCATCGGTATTTACATTCGATGTTCTCAATGTTATCATATTTAAACTTAGAATGGGGAGTGGGGGCTCATAGTACCTTCAATCGTTGGGCCTTGACTCACCAAGCCATACCCTGTGCCAAAAAAGGAAAGAAATCGAGGAAACAACAAAACCAAAAGAATAAGAACCAAAAAAGAACTCCTCGGAAGAGAAAAAACAAACCGAGGAACGAAGTTCGGAAATTCCTCGAAGACACAGGACAGTTTGTTGGCAGCATGGCCGGTCCGGGTGGTGGAGCCCTCGGACGGTATGTTGGTGCCAAGATAGCTCAGTTGACTGGACATGGTGCTTATCGTTTGCGGAAAAACTCCATATTAGGACAAGGAGTGCCCATGTTCAGAGTCTCAGCTGATGGAAGTATTCGTTTGTCTTGGCGAGAATTTTTAACTGATATTGAAACTAGAACAACCTTCACTATAGAATCCTGGGAACTTAATCCGGGTTTGGTCCGCACGTTCCCCTTTGCATCTAAGATACTCGGGAATTATTCAGAATATGTGCCAGAAGGTTGCGTTTTGATTTTCAAGTCTTTGAGTGGGAGTGCCTTTTCTTCCACGAATCCAGCCACTGGATATGTTATATTGGCCACTCAGCACAACCCTGACAGACATGATTTCGCTTCAAAAGTAGAAATGGAGGCCTATGCGATGAGTGTATCAGGGAAACCATCAGAAGATATAGTTCATGGTGTGGAGTGCGATCCAAAAGATCGTCCTTCCAAGACCTTGCTCATTCGCAATTCTGTGTTGCCCAGTGGTGTGCCCAAACTGTATTACGACTTTGGTAAAAGTTATTGTGCTGTAGGCAATTGTCAGTCGTCCCAAAATGGTGCTGGTGAGTTATACATTTCGTATGACTTTATAGCTATGACACCCAGGTTGAATGCTGACATTTATGAAGGGGAGTGGGTTTTGTTTACCAACCCCACCTACACCAATGCTGCCCCGTTGGGAACGGGGACGTGGACCACAGATGGAAACATGCAAGGAATTGTATCCATCTCTGGCACCACTATAACTTTTGACCAAACTGTTGAATTTGGAACTTTTAAGGTTGAAGTGTGGTGGAATGGATCCTCAGCGGTCCTGACTTTAACAGCACCAACTTATTCTGCCAGCTTGACTGCTATCACAAACTATTGGAGTAGCGCTACTTTGACTTCCAGTGATTGGTATTCCCCATCGAGTGGAAACACTTCTGGACGTGTACAGTACTCTACCTTCTTGACGTTGAGTAATAGCACCGGCGGAAATCCTACCCTAACTTTTCCAACAATGACTTTACCTAGTAGTGGAAACGGCGTCGTGGTTCAAATCACCGCCGTTCCCGATTACTTAGGTGATTTCTAAGTTTCACCTTAAGACGTTGGAGTCTTTGCGTCTTGAAAT